GCCCATTTGCTTTCGGTTTGCGCGTTGTCGTTGACCGCAACTTGACCTCGGCTGGCATGACCATTCTTGATCCTCGTGCGCTTGAATCGTTTGAATTGAATAAGGGCCTCATTTCCGTGGAACAGCCCTCACAACTCAGCAGGCAGATCGCAGTGCGCGGGTACTGGGCATCCAAGGTCATTTCGCCAGAACTTGCCATTAAGGCCGCTTTCGTCTGATAGACGGAAACTTCGAGAGGATCTGAATCATGGCCGTATTCACCGTCACGCACGCCCAGCGTGTAGACGACTACGCCGTGATTCAGACCCTCGAGGCAACCGACATCACGATTGGTCAAACGATCGTTGTTGCAGGAGTAGGAAACAATTTTGATGCGACTTACATCGTTCAGGCTGTCCCTACTTTTGGGTTTGTTGGTGTCGGTTTTGAAGGTGATTTCATTTTTGATTACGAAGTCACCATCACGAATCAACTACTTGTCAAATCAAACTTCGATAACTATCAAAGAACTTCAGCGACTGGAACCGTAACTTGGACCCAGACGTGCAGTTGGACAACCGTGGCAAACGTTCAAGAGTTTCTTGGCATTTCGTCGGCCACGGCAAATGACACCGCTTTCCTGACTACTTGTGTCGCGGCCGCTAACGCATGGTGTTTTCGTCGAAGGGTCTCCGCTGGATACCACGATAATTTGACGAATTCGCCAGACGGTTCCGTGCTATTGGGAACCACGCTTTACGCCGCAGGGCTTTACCGTGAACGCGGAACCACTGGAGACAGTTACGCGTCGTTTGGTGACATGAGCGGACCACCGTTGATGACATTGGGTCGAGTCAACCAGTTGCTTGGCGTTAAGAGATCGCAGTGCGCTTAACATGGCCGGCATTTTTACAGACGCGATCAACCATGTCGCCACATCGCTCACGGCCCTCGGGCTCAAACCTGTCACCGATCCACGCAACGCACGACCGCTCACAGTGTTCATTGAGTTGCCGTCGTTTGAGTCGTTTGGTGCAAACTCAACATCCAAAGTTTCCGACGTCACAATCACCATTCGAATCCTCGGTGCGCCACCCGGCAACCAAGACTCCAGTGACTACATACTGCAAATTTGCGACACAATTCTCGGGTCAGACATTGCAGTCATCTCGGGACAACCATCCATCGCAACAATCGGGTCGCAAGACCTCCCCTGTTACGACCTCACTATCAAACTCACAGCGACACGCTAACTAGAAAAGGAAAAACATCATGGCAATCGTTTACCAAGGCTCAGCACAACTGACCATCGCAACGCACAACATCAGTTTGAACTGCTCATCAGTGACCCTTGAGGTCGGCTATGACAGCCTCGAATCCACCACGATGGGTGCTACTGGCCACAAGTTCGTGGCGGGGCTCCAAACCGTGAGCCTCTCGGCAACCGTCCTTCTGGAATACGGCGCATCATCCGTTGAGGCATACTTGCAAGACCTCATCGGCGACGGCGACACCACCGTTATCGTTACACCTGACAGTGGCGCGGCCGCACCCGGAAACCCCCAATGGACGATCTCGAATATGATGATTTCCAGTTATATGCCGATTTCGAGTACGGCAGGCTCCCTCGATACCATGACATTGACGGGCACCGGGGGCACTTGGGTCCGCGCAACTGCCTGATCTAACCAACACAAACAAAGGACCCCGACATGATTGGCATGACGTTACGAGTAGAGATGCTCGACGGAGAAACACACGAGGCACCGATCACTTACGGTGTTGCGTGTCGCTGGGAGGACCACCATCCTCAACTCTCCGTCGGGCAGTTTCTAGAAAACATGAAATTCAAGGCTTTGGCTTGGTTGGCATGGGACGCGGTCCGTTCAAATGGCGTGACCGTTGAAGTGTTCCCCAAGTGGGTTGAAAAAGTAGGGGACATCACTTTCGTCCCAAAAGAGAAACCCAAGCAGGACGCGCAGTCAACCTCATAGCGCAACTGGCACTTAGGACAGGCATCAGTCCATTGGATTTGATGGAATGTCCAGCGTCGGTTGTGGATGAGATGGTTCGTTTGCTTGTTGAGGAAAACGAGAAAGCGAAACATAAACGATGAGTCTGGGAATTGATCTGAAGCCAACTGGCCTGAAAGAGGCGTTGCGAACGATCAATTCCATAGACCCTAAACTGCGTCGTGCTTACGGCAAGCAGATTCGTGAACTAGGCAAGGTCGTTGTTGACGCGATCACACCGCTGGTGCCGTCATCGTCCCCAACTCGAGGCATGGATGGGCAGTGGCGTACCGGGTGGAAAAACGGTCAGACACGCAACATAGTTGTCAAGACCAACACTCGAAAAGCACGCAAACGCAATATCGCGAAAGGTGCTCAATATGAAACCATCGGAACGATCACTGTCGGAACAAAAGGCGCGGCTCTCGCGATCGCAGACATGGCTGGCAAAAGTGGCAATCGAAGCCGTGGTGGTCCGCGTGCTCGCCCAAACTTTGCTGGTGTCCTCAACGAAAAGATTGGTCGCGGTCCGTCGCGCATGGTTTGGGCTGGTGGCGAGAAAGCGATCCCAGATTTCCAAAAAGCCTTAGAGCCTGTTATCAAAGAGGTAATCTTTGAAGCGAACAAAGAATTGATGAAGGTGAACCGCTAATGGCAATTAACATTCCGATTCTTACCGAGTTCTCAGACTCAGGTATTAAGGCCGCTAAAGCCGCTTTTGGTAATTTTAAGACTGCCGTTGCTGACGCCGAAGGTGGCATGGGCAAGTTTAAGGCTGGCTCCAAAGTCGCTTTAGATGCCGTCAAAGCCAACGCGGGAACATTTGCACTCGCCGCTGGTGCCGCAATAGGTAAATTTGCTATTGAAGCAATTGGACAGTTTCAAGACCTCGCATTAGCGGCAGGGAAATTTTCAGATGCCACAGGTCTGGCCGTTGAGGACGCGTCACGAATTATTGAAGCCGCTGGGGACATTGGTGTCCCAGTTGACGCCCTTGAGGGTGCTATCGGTCGACTCAACCGAACCATTGGGGCGGACCCCGACAAGGTGCGTGACCTTGGCGTTGACCTCGTTTACTTAAACGACGGTTCGTTAAACGTCAACGAGACATTCTTAAACACCATTGATCGAATTAAAGGCATTAAGGACCCGGCTGAAAAAGCAAGGGTTGCGGCGCAACTTCTCGGCAAGGGCTGGCAAGGAATGTCCGAACTGATTGAGATGGGCGCGGACGATCTTAGGAAATCTTTGGACAGCGTTGATGACTCAAAGATCATTGACAAAGACGAGGTTGACAAGGCTAAGAACTATCGCGCGGCCATGGACGACCTTAAAGACTCATTTGAAAAAGTCGCTGTAAACCTCGGTGAGCGTTTAATTCCTAAAGTTGCCCAGTTGCTTGAGTTACTAGCCAAACTACCTGAGGCTTTGCGTGGTGCTGGTGGCGTCGTTGAGGACGCAATTACAGACGAATATTTAGCGTCGCTTGGTGACGAAGCCGCCATTGCAAGAGTTGAATTTAAGGCACTTGCAGATATGTATCAGGGTTATTACGCCAGTCGAGCGCAAGGTGCTAAAGATGACACATACAAACTTGAGCAACAAATGCTTGATCTTGAGCAAGCAACTAGCGACACCGACAAGGCTTTCCAAGACCTTAAAGATGAACTAAAACTTGATAGTGCAGTTGCTGAAGCAACTTCGCAGTTAGACAAACTAAAAGAAAAAGCGGTTGAGGCTTTTAACGGTGCCGATGGTGCTTTAAGCGAATATGAGCAAAGGCTCATTGACGCCAAACTAATGATCCTTGATCTTGCCGAAACTATTGCGTTGACTGACTCGCAAAAAAATCAGATTCGAGTCCTTGTTGACACTGGCGAACTTGAACGCGCTTTAGGTCTTATTAACGTGATTACGGCTGGCGGTTACACGCCTGAACTGAACGCCATGCGGTTCCGTGGCGCAAGAGCCTTAGGGGGTCCAGTCGCACCGGGTGGCTCCTACCTTGTGGGTGAGCGCGGGCCAGAATTGTTCACACCGTCGTCGTCTGGGAACATCACGCCAAACCACGCGATGGGTGGCGGTGGCAACACGATCAACATTACTGTCCAAGGCGCAGACCCCAACGAGGTAGTCAGAGCGTTGCAGACCTACAACCGTAACGTCGGCAAAGTCCCCGTAAGCGTCCAGTAATGGCTAAACACGCTTGGATATTTGTTTACGGTGCAGGCTCAACCGTTTTTACCAGTGACGTGCTTTCGTTTTCTGGTACTTGGGGACGCCAAAACTATTTAGACAATTACGCAGGCGGCGGCTTTTCAGTCACGATTAAAAACAACACAAATCAGGCCGCATCGTTTATTCGAGGCACACAAGTTCAAATTCAGTTTTCGGACTCAAACCCTGCTTGGACTGGCAAAGTTACCACGGTTGATTACAACGATTATCCGGGCAACACAGGACTGTCTACGGCAACTATTAGGTGCATTGACATTCTTTCGCAGGCTGGCAAGTTCACATTGCAAAATATGAACTACACAGCGGCGCAGACTTGTACGCAGGCGGCGCAGACTAACGCATTGTTCCCTACAGCACCGCAGATCACTTCTAGTACGGCTGGTGATTCGGCGGCCAGTGGCACTGGCGGAACATATAACGGAACTATTTTGAATCGTCTTAATGTTTTGAACAACACTGAAAAAGGTTTGTTGTTTGCTGGTATATCAATTATTGGTTTTTCGGCTCGTTCACAAGTCGGAGCGGTTTCTGGTTGGGGCGGTACTTTGACCAGGTCAACTTCAAATAGCGCAAACCTTACTTATACCGACATTCGGCGTATTGGTTTGGGTGACAACTTTATGAACCAAGTAAACGTGACGCCCGAAAGTGTCGCTTCACAGTTGTACAACAACACAACATCGCAGACCGCCTACGGGATTAGTGGTTACACAATCAACACTGCTGACTCGACTACTACTCAGGCGGCTGGTCTTGCGTCTTGGCTTGGGCAGATACAAGGCGACCCTGCAACTTTGCGTTATGAAGTTGATTTTGATGACATTTCGTGTAACGCGACGGCCTTTAGGGATTTGCTTTATTATGTTTTATTTGCGCAGTCGGTTTACACAAATCTGCAATGGCAGGCTCAAGGTCAATCGGTGCAAACCTTAGGAACTATTGTTGAGGGTATGTCGTTTTCTGGTACGCCGACACAAACCGACGTCACAGTTTATTTGTCGCCAGTTTTGTATTATCAGTATTTTATTCTTAATAATGCTACTTACGGTATTTTGGACACCAGTCGACTCGGCTGGTAAAGGAGAAAACATTATGGCTACACCACCAGATTTTACTTCGGGCGCAGTCCTGACAGCGGCACAGATGAACGGTGTCGGCTTGTGGCTTGTCAAGACACAGACCATCGGTAACGCAGTTTCAAGCGTGACCGTGACGGGCGCATTTTCAACTGACTACGAGAACTATTTAATTACCGTCTCAGGTGGCGCAAACAACATTAACGGGTCAGCGTTAAACCTCAAATTAGGAGCAACCGTGACTGGCTACTACTACAGCCTTTCTTACACCACCTACAACGCAACACCAGCGGCAACAGGTGGCTCAAATGTAGGTAACTGGGATTATGTCGGCGCAGGCCAAACTAATGGGTTAAATGCTGTAATTGAACTCAACTCGCCGTTTCTCAGTAAAGGTACAAGCGTTAGGGCCTCTATAAGTAACGGTACTTTTTACGCAGGAAATCAAGCCGGATATTTAAACAATTCAACTTCTTACACGTCGTTTATTCTTGCGACAGCGACAGGAACTATGACAGGTGGAACAATTCGAGTTTACGGAATGAGGAACTAAAATGACCCCAGATGAATACATGGCCCTAAACCCACAAGATTCTGTCTACATCCAAGTAGACGACACCGAACGACTCATGACTGACGACGAATATGAAGCATGGGTAGAGCAAGGTGTTTACAACATCAATCATCCTCTGACATGAAAACTCTCGCCGTGATCGCCGCTCTTGCAGTCGTCCTCATGTTCGTCGTTACAGGATGCAATGACCGCACTCGACACACCTGCGAAACCAAACCAGACGGCCGTAGATGCAACACCTCAATAGGAGCAACCACACCATGAGAAAACTTAGCAACTCCGAAATTAAAGCCCGACTCATCTTTGTCGTAGGCATAACTTTGTCGTTCGTGTTTGGAATCTCAATGCTAGGAATCTTGTACGGCGTGCTTTTTGTCGTACAGCCGCTTGAGCCCTCACCGACGGATCAAGAATTTCTCAGCATTCTAAACCCAGCATTCATGGCACTTTTGGGTCTTTTGGGCGGAGTCCTCGCGAGTAACGGGCTTCGAGACAAACAGGAAAAGGACAAAGACAATGACTAGCCGACCGTACACAGGCAACACCGACGGCAACCATCCGACCGAACGACCCGGAACGAAACGCTTTGTTGAATTCATGGAATACCTTTTCAACCTTAAATTGTTGGGCATCTACGCAAACCGACCAATGCGCGGATCAGCCAACCTCAGCGTCCACGCGACGTGGAGGGCCGTAGACCAGACAGGTAAAGGCACCGCCAAGCAAAACGCAGAGTCACGCAAGGCCGCAGTGGAGTTTTTGTTTGCTCACCGCGACATCTTGGGTGTAGAGGAAATTCACGCATACGACGGGGTTGGTTGCCCGATCCCAAACCTGACCAAGTTCGGTGCCGGGTACCGATGCGACCGTGACGCGTGGAAGGCGTACACCCCACAAAAAAACGCAGGCACCCCCAGCGGTTCGTGGTTCCATTATGAACTGGCACCAAATATTGCAGATTCTGCGACCGCTGTAGAAAAGGCTTTCGCCAAGATTTTCGGTTAGGTCCTTGACAATCGGCTTGGGAGTCGGTCAAATGACTGGCAACCAAGTGCGTCCCCCAATAGGTGGACCCCGACCGCAGGAGGAAAGCAATGCAACAATCCCTTTTTGACGTT